CTAATTGATTGAGTGCTGTAATGTTTGGTTGTTTAAATTTTTCTGGCGCACGATCCATAGCTCCGCGAAGTTCTTGAACAATTTGCTGTGGTAAACTTTTCATATTTGACATGAAATCAGTGTTAATAGGCACATCTTGGATAATATCTGGTTGCGAAGCTGCTATTGGTTGCGCAACAGGTTGAGCTGGTGCTCCTCGAACCATCTCTAACTTACGAAGTGTTGAAGGAGTTGGATCAAATGGAAATTTAGACCATGCTGAAGGCAAGTTAAAACTAAAATCTGGTCCTGCTGCTCTTTCCACAATAACTTCAATGTTGTCAGAAACAGTAGATGGGAACACCATTCGATTGATGATATCCACACCAATTATTCCTAAAGAAACGGTGCCTTTCTTAGTGTTAAGCTCTGGATAAGGGTGTATATATGGAACTTCAAAAGAGAAATTGTTTCTTTCTTTAAGATCCACAATTTTTGAAATTACAGAATTTTTATCTATATTAGCTAATGTGGTAGAGCCTGGGGAAAACCAAACTCTAATTCTCACTGAATGAAACTTTGTTTTTACTGCACGGAAATTAAAATTAATCGAACCTCTCCATTTCTTAAACATTTCTGATAGCCAATACAAATAATCGACAGAAAGTGACCCATCAGCATTGGTAATATTAGCTGCCATTTGAGGAGTTACAATTTTATTCCAAACGTTAACGTTTGTTCCTTGATTTGAAATATTAAATGAATCATGATAGCAGAAGATGGATAAAGGTTTACTAATAGACATTTCTGAAGTAGATGCTTCGCCAATATTTGCTGAAGGCAGAGTATTTCTAGAAGAAATTGATAGCATATGTGTCTGATTTGGATCATTTGCTGTCGCCATATTTGGTAGAGCCTTTTGTTTAAAAGCTGAAGTGCTCGTTGAATTCATTTGAAAAGTGAATTTACCTGAATCAATTAATTTAAGTACTTTATTAATTTCTCTACGAGTATCTTCCAATTTATTTCTATCTGGCATCGTTATCAGTTCCTCAGCTGCAGTCTTGAATCCTGAAAGAGCACCAAACGTTGCTGGCACAGCTCCCGTTGGGAATTCCAGATCAACATCTATAAACCGAGCCATAACTTGAACAGACACAGTTCCCGCCGAGGCTACATCTTGAAGTCCTGAGTAGACCGAAATTTTGTAATCTCCAATGGTTCCTTCTTTGGTTAACAAATTATAGTACACGAATGGTGAAGCGTATGGCACAGCCAAGTCAGCCCGAGTAGCATCCATCAGATCAAGATTGACCCGTGGGGCTCCAGAACGAGCGACAATACCTTGCAAATTTGCAGAATGCATAGCTGCTTTTGCTGGATTATATTTTGCATTTGGAAGATATGAAATCAGTAAATTACCCTGTTGAAATTCTTGTTTATTAACTAGCACAACAAGTTCCACACCACCGCGGAAACCATAGAAGTTACGAATTTTTGCAGAAATAGCTTGGTTAGACAGCAAATCGTCAGGGAATCTATAAGTTTTAAGAACTGTTCCCTTAGCGTCTGTCTTAGCCCATTGAAAGTTATCAAGTGTGTACAATCTGTTAAGAAAATCCGGAATTGAATGATTACGAGGTTCCATAGTCGATGCTTTAAGCGTTTCAAACGGAATTTTGGTATTGGACTCGGGTGCAGACATGTTTTCCTGCATACCCTCGTCCTGAAGTGTTAAAATTTGAATTTGTTCTTGCGTCTGATCGTATATATTATCATTATTGGTTTTATTATTTAGTGAATTTGTATTTGTAGCAAGTGAATTTCTTTGGTCGATAGTCCACTTAGTCTAATCAACCGCACCAAGCTTTCCTGGATAAGGTAGGGCTGCTACAGGCCATCCTGGAACGTAATTCTAAAAAGAAAAGCCTCTAATTTAGATAGCAATATTAAATTTTTGATAACTTGGAATTTATATAATTTAACAAGATCACATCTAAACGTAAATTTTACAATCAATGTTGGGAAGCAACATGCGCAAAAGTGATTGTAAATCTTTCAAGCACATATTATTTTTTTTTGCATCCAGTCCGCATCCCATGGCCGGCATTGCTATTTTCGTAATTTTGTGTTGTTGTAACAGGAGGTTCAAATTTGATAAAGCCCGAATCAAGCCTCGTGTATCAGTTGGAACGTCTTTATAAAGTTCTTTCGTGACCAAGTGAATGACCTTTGACTGATGATCAAAAGCCACGAAGCCTATTTGATGTTGTCTCGAACGTAAGTAATCAATTTGTCGAGTGCTCTTGATTCGGTTGCTCTGCAATAATTCTCGAGCAAATCCCTTCGACATTCTGAAGTCTGCTGAAACACAATGCGTGATGTATCTATCATCTTCAAAGATGTTGTCCTCTCGCCCTTCGAATGCTATTGGAACATCAAGCACTTCAGTCTTGTATTCCTCAAACGTCCTGAAGCGATATTCAACACCATTCTTGATGCACTCCTGCTTGAGAGCTTTCTTCCAATGTTCGAACAGATCTTCTCCATGCAATGATAGTTCTCTCATCGTCACATCGATGTTTGCTAAAGTGATGTCATCTTTCATCAGACCTTTCTTTGTCCACTGAAATATTTCGAGAACAACATCGATGTCGAGCGGCGCAATATGTCGTTGCGTAAGCTCATCCCACACAAACTTGCGTTTCAGGTAAGCAACTTCTTCCAATGTTCGAATAGGCACAATTTTCCCGCTCTTGGCTTCATCCGTGTAAACATGACCGATAGTTAAGAATGCCTCGGCAATGGTTACTTGATTAAACCAATCTAGGATGAATTTAATGATAGCAATCAGATTGTCATCTCCATATGAAACACATGCTACCCAATCATTGAAATTTCTCATATTGGCTAGTGTTCCTGGTTTCAATTTTTGCAAGTTTTCTTGCTTATGAGCACAAATCAAGAAAACTATTCTAATGACAATGCTATTGTAGACCGAATTGAGAATAGCCGTCAATGGACATCCGGATGGTTGAGAATGGGTAGCCTGATACATCATAGTTCCATTCACATGAACTGCATGGACAATATTAGTCCACAACACTCTGCGAATCTGAGCATTTTCTGGTCCATCATTGTACCATTCGTTTATCATGTCCAACATGCACCAAAGAATCTGCGATGATAGAGATCCATCGAAATTTTCAAAATCTC